GTAATATCAAAATACTTTACAGCGGTCTTTTCACCAAGGCCAATATTAATGCTAACTATAGGCCCACTTACTGATACTGTGGATACAACTGAAAACAATTTGCTTGTAGTAACAGTAGCGTTGCCAGTTGGGCCAGTTATTGCTTCATAAATATCATTAGATTCATTGTCTTTTCCAAAAATAGTAAATGTTTTACTAGAATTAGAAGTAGCATTTGGAGATGTAATTGTAACAATTCTAGCGTTAGGAATTGTAACTTTTGAATTACTTACAAGCGTTCCATTTAAAGTCATTTGTATACTGCCTGAGCCAGAAGCACTCTGCTCAGAACAAATTGCATTTACAATAGCAGTAGACTTGCTACAAACCTCTACATCTACATTTGATCCAGAAACCGCAGAAGGATCTAACGTAACACCACTAGCATGAAATTTTGAATATGGCTGATAAGTAACTTTATTATCTGCGCGCGCATCAAATGAATAAGTATCTATTTCAAAAGAAGTAAGGCTTGTTCTAATAAGCATTCTAGTTGCAAACAAAGGATGCGATATAAACATTACATCGCCATACTGAGCAACAGTATATTCTTGCAAATAGTCTTCATCAAAAGGAAGTGCTGCTCCATCAACATCCTGAGTTAATGTTGAGCAAAGTGTTAAGTTATTATTACTCTTCTGGAAACATCTTACTTTTTGATGCTCAACTGAAATTACATACTCTTCATTTGAATCAAAAACAAATTTAAACAAATGTGATTGCTCGTGAGCAGAATCATACGTTAAAGAATAAGTATATTGATGCTCTAAACCTTTACGTTTTATTACAGCGCCCTCTGGTGCAACAAGAAGGTTTTCTAATCTTTGAGCCGATTGGTTGTAAACAGGTGAATCTGTTCTCATTATTAATGAGTCACTGATTTCTCCATACTGAAAGCTGTTAATTGGAACTCTTACTTTCTGCATTAACTGCGCCTTTCAGCAATAAACCTCGATGTTGTTAGCTTGCGCGTTGTTTGCTGCTGAGAATCAATGTTCCTAGCTTTCATAAACAATGCCGCAGCTTTCTGCTCCATTAACTGAGCAAGCTGTGCATCTCTAGCCAAAGAGATTGCAAAGGAACCAGCAAGAGTAAACTCAATTGCTGTAGTAAAATAAGAAGGCCAGCTAGACTCAGGCGCTCTCTCAACATAATCTAAGACAACAGTATCGCTTGCATCCGCGTCACAGAATATTTTATTGCCGTAGATGTCGTACTTAATTAGTGCATCATTAATGGTTGCGCTTATTACGGTAACGCAAGATGCTGGAATATGATAAGACGCTGAGAACCTACCCTTTGGGGCAGTTGCTAAACGTGTAAGATTTATTTGAGTTGTAGCAAAGCGCCAACGAAAAGAAGCAAATGAAGTCTGAATAATGTCTTCATATAAAGCATTAGCTACTTTTGCTTCAGATGTACTAGCTGCAAAGTCGGTAATCCCGTCAGCACCAATAAGATATAATGCGTTACTTGCAACTTCTAATGATGAATCAGCTACTCTTGGCATGTTGGTTTGGGGGCCGAAGCCCCCACTCCTTTATTAATCGCCATCAGTTTCAGCAATGGCAGTGCCATCTGAAACATCGACTACAGTGCCAGTGTTCGATAGAACATTAACAAAGTTTGTTGTTGGTGTGTTTGTATCACAAACAATGATTACATCACGAACAGAAAGCATGTTTGCTGCATCGTTAAAATAACCGCTTGTGTTTACAGTTCCAATAGCATCGGCAGAGCTATAAAGCCAAAGATCACCATTAGATGCACCACCAAGACGAGTAAGGTTTGCTGAATTATAAGCCATGATTAATCCTCTTAGTTATTATCAAGGACTTCATAGATACCATCGCTATCAATAACGACAGCACCCATAGACATCATTGATGTGGCAAGGTGTGAGACTTTTTCCGCAATATAGTTTACCTCAGTTTGAACATCAGCATTTACGCCAAGCCCTACTGAAGATGTATGGTACGAAAAGTTTTTACCACCAGCTACAGCAGACGTTGAAAAGATCTTGAATCCCAAGAACTCTTTCATTGTCATACCGCCAGCAAATGGCAGATTCTGAGGGCCAACGTAATCAGAAGAAGCAAACTCGTTAATGTTAAACAAGTCAGCAAAACCAGAAGGAGACATAGCTAAATAGCGTTGCCCATCTTCTGGAACGTCAGCATTTCCAAGAGTTTCAAACAATGACAGCAAGTCAGCTTTGCTTACTGCGCTGCCAGTTGAACCAATCTGAGTGCTGTTAGCACCAGCATCCATTGCTGTGACCAAGATTTCATCAGTCTTACGACCAAGTGCAGCAGCAGCAGATTGAGCTACAGCTTGACGCTCGTTGATGTTAATCTTTAAGTCATCAAGCTTGTCCATGTACTCTGAGGCATAGAAGTCAGCCATTGTTACTTCGACATTGGTGTGCGCTAACTCCATTGGAGTTACATTACCGTTGCGAGATTTAGTACTTGCAGTGCCTTTTCCAATTACTTGGAAACGAGCAGTTGAACCTGTGACATTTGTCGTACGAACAGTATTCCGTAACTTGGAACCCATACGCTGATACGCCATATGTACTTCAGTTTCAAACTGCTTGATAAAAGCTACGTCTATAGTATTAGCCATTTTTACAGTCCTATTAGAAGTTTCAGTTAATCACAGGTATCCGCTTTTCTATCTCAGCGAGGGTATCCTTACGGGCCTCTCAATGTATTACGGGCTGTCGTGGTTCATCATAAACACAATTTTGATCTAAATTGCAACGAACAAATTCAACATACTTATTTCCGTTCTGCGTAGACACACCAACAGGATCAAAGCCTAGCCACGTTGCCCAGCTTACCATGCCTTCGTAATCAGCAAGAATTGTCATAGACATATGCGATTGGCTTTGATCAAAAAACTCTACCAACATCTTTGATCCACGCGCTAGCATAGTAAAGTTTTCCCTTATTTTATTGGAGAACATAGCAAACATTTGAGGCCAGTCTTGATCTTCGCAGAACCAAAGACCGCCAACAAACAAAAGCTCACCCCCATCTTTACGACAAACATAAGCCTCAGATGTTTTGCTCATTACCTCTAATGCAGTCCTTACATCGCAGTATCCAAGTAATTTTATTTCTCTGCGATTTTCTTTTGAAAGAACTTTTTCAAGCTCATCAATGTGAAAAGATTTAAGGGGAGTCAAATAATAACTCCCCCTTTTTATAATCTTAACTTCTGTGAAGTCGTTGCCAGCCATCGTCTATCTGCTTTATATAGTTTGGATCTCTACTTTTAGGCTCCCAATATCTTGGGTCTTTCATCAATTCCTTTAATCCAGTCTCATCAAGAGATGGAGATGGGCTAGTATTACCAGCAAAATTACCATCCTTCATTTTTTCCATAATGGTTTCTAGCGCTATAATGCCTTCGTGAGATTCGCACATACGCTCAATTGCTGGCAGTGCATCTTCTGGAAAAAACTTATTAGCAAACATAGACGCAGCTTCAATTCTTGTGCTGGCATTATCACCAAGCTTTGCTGACTCAGCTTCTATATCTGGCTGGCTTCCATTAATTGCCTGAGCATACATTTCTATGCCCTTTTGAAACTCTTCCTGACCGTAGCCGTTTTCAAAAGAATGTTCAGACCACCACTGCAAAAGCTCATTATCAACAGCAAGATCATCGTCAACAATATCTGGAAGCTGATAATCACCAGCAGTTTCTGGCCTATCAGCAAAAGCTTCTGTTTTTATTTCCTCAAGCAAAGCCTCTCGTATTTCTTCATCCTTGCCACCAAGCTTGGATTCAAGTTCCTTATACGCTTTTGCTAGGTCTTCACCTGTTTTATATTTTTCAGGCAACCACTCTGGGCGCTCAGGTGCAGCCGCTTGATCTACATCCTCTTGAGTTACAAAATCACGGCCATCTGCTTCCGCTGCTTCGATTGCTGATTCATCATTCATTTGTCTTTACTCCTATGTGCATGTGATATGCGCTGTTCAAGAAGGCCAACAATATATCGCTGCCCCTCTATATGCCTTAGCTCTTCTGTAGATACATTAGGCCCATTAACCATCTCAATGGTTACAGACCTGAGATATTGAAGCACAGCCTTTCCAGTAGGCGTGTTAAATATTTGAGCTATATTCTTACTTATTTCAACGTCTCTATCTACGTGACGCTGTATTCCGTCTATGCCAATATTAGCCTTCGTCGCCAACTTGCATTCCTTGTTGCTGTTGAGCCATTTGCTGCTGAGCCATTTGCTGTGCAACCGCAGCTATTTGTCTACGCTGTTCCTCATCACGAATCAAGCTCTCTGGTACACCAAACTTTTTAGATAAAAATATAGCTGTTTTTTCTGAATCAATTAACATCTGCATCATCTCAGGGCCAAAGGCTCCACCAACAAGCTCTAAGAAACGCGCAACACTTGAGATATCCTCATTTGCTTGCGCTTGAGCAAGAGGAGATACAGAACGCACTTTAACCTCCCTACCATTTACTGTAGGTACTTCTATGCGGCCCTGCTTCTTTAGGATGTAAATTACACGCTGAAGTACGGGCTGCACGAGTTCTGCTTGCAACCTTCCAAATGAAGAACCCATTCTCCTAGATAAGTCAGCCATTCTTTCGGCTACCTCAGTTGCAGTCGCAGGAGTTTTGTTAGGATCAGCAAGCATATCCATGAACAAAGCCTTACGAATATTAAGGCGCATATCATTAAGAACAAGCTGCGCTACATCAAATCGACCCGCTGCTTGTATAGGCTGAAGGCCAGCAGACCCCATAGCCTTTGGTATAATCGTTCCCGGTACTAAATTAATTGTATCAACATTAACTACACCATCATCTTCCATCTGATATATACCAGATATAGACATCTGAGCATTTTCAAGAATAAGCTCAATAGTTAAGTTCGTAGTTTTAATAGCAGATAGAGCATTAAGAATAGGCCCACGACCATATACTTCACCAGAACACTTAGACCATCTAAAACAAATAAAAGGATTAGACCCCACACCCTTCATTTGTTTTTCGTATAGCGTTGTTTTGGTACTCATGCAGAATGCATAGTGATAGTAAGCTTCTTCGTTTCGCTTACTATAGTCGCGGCATACAAGTTCAAGAACAGTAGTTTCTCTATCCTTGCCCATTTGCTGCTCAACTTTTGGGTCAAACTGACCATTAGGGAAAAGAATCCGTAGTTCATCAAAAGGGATCTTTTTGCGCTCTCTAAATACATGATCAATCTTATCGTCTGGCCCAGTATCAAGTACGACATGTGGAAGGGGTATTGCGGTAAAGTTTACTGGATTAATTGAATCCCCTTCTTCGACGCACAAGACACCAGTACCAACAGCCAAGTCCATGAAAGATTCATGAACCTCTTGGCTAAAATTAGAGTTTTGTAATACCTCGAATACATATTCAGTAACTTCATCTAGCTCATTATCAATCGCTTCACGCTGATCCTTTGGCACTTCACTGCCAGACATAAGATCAGCCCACCTAGCAAAGTTAGGCACAATGCCAGACTGCAATCTGCTAGCAAACTCTTGAACACCAACTACCGCTGTTTCATCAAAGATCTTTTCATCTCTGCGTTGTCCAGCTTCTTCATAATAAAACGACTCACGTTGAGGCAGAGCGTATTCATAACACTCCTCAAAGAGAGGAACCCAGTTTTCCCGAAAGGCTTTTGCCTTCTGGTACTTCTTTAGTTTTTGCTCTGCCAATGTATTCATGAGTTAAACCGTCCTAAGAATCCAGCGCCGCCAGCACGAAACAAGGATCTACGACCACGACCGCCGCGCATACCGCGTTGTTGCGTTTTTGCAGATAAAGCCTCGCTAATATCTTCACGTTTGCTTCCTGCACGTTTTTCTACTTCTTCTCGCTTAGCTTGTTCTGCTGCAATTCTTTGATCTGCCGCTGCTTGCTTTTCGTCACTAGAAGGCCCACTTGGAAAACACATAGCTATCTCCTACATCCTAGACCAAACGCTAGCGGATCTTCGCATACGTGGGCCTTTGTTAAACACATCAAAGTTTCTTTTAGCTACTACAGGCTTAGACGGTTTCTGATTATTCATCAAGGCTCGTCCTTCGCCAGCACCTAGCAAGAGGTATTGAAGCGCATCATGAATATGCGAATACATGTTTTTATCTGGTTTGTCAGCATATCTTTCACCAGACACCTCCATGCGCTTATACTGATAGCCACCCTCAAAACCTTTAATAAGCTGTGGGCAACGCCTATCAATTAAAAATGCTGGCTTACCTTCGGTCATCTTGTTCAGCTGGGAGCTAACTGATTCAAGACGTAGGTCAACAGAGTTGGAGGGCGCTGGAAACGCCTTCAAGCCAGCACCGCGCAGAATATGAAAAGGAGTCGATTCATCAGTCTGCGCTCTAAAGTCTCCCGCTGGATCGCCATAAATATATACATCAGAACATTCTGAAAACCTTGTGGCTATTTCTTGTCGCAGCACCTCGGCAAATCTTACAATGCCCATATCGAATGCAACGACTTCAGCTTGGAT